GCAAATCGAACGCCTGGGCCAATGTGATCCCTTCATATTCCGCCACTTGCTTTGCCGAAAAAAACCATCCGTATTGATCAACAAACGGGTGTGGCTTTTCGGGTTTGCTCAATTCATCGGTTTCATCTTCCGTTTCATCCTTTTCAAATAAACCTTTGTATGAATTAACCAGGTCAGAAAATGAAAGAAAAAAACGCGTAATGTCTTGTAATACATGGCGAATGTTTGTGTTCAGTAAAATTTCCGATTTCAGTTTGTGTTCCCGTTTGTCTTTCCAAATGGATGCGCCGACCAGGTGCATTGCATCAACCTGGCCCTGCTTCATGAAATGCTGAACCTCGATGAATTGCCCCAGGGTTATTTTGCTTGCATCGGTTTCGAACTTGAACCAGGAGTAAAACGGCTTTTTATCAATATTGCTAAATTGCTTCCCGATGCGCTTCGAATATTTCAGAAATCGTTTCGGTTCCATGTTGTTGACTTCATCATAGGTAAGGCCATGAACATCCATGATGATCCAGGCCACCTGGGAAACTTGATCATCCCCATCATTCCAAAACGCCGAAAGGCGTTGATATTCGCGCAACTTCATGCTTATTGTGGCAATTTCCGGCGGTTTGTTGCGGCGGTTATTTGGCAATATTGTAAATAAAAGGCCCGGATAAAAATCCAGGCCGGCCATAATCTATGAAACTAACATCTTTAATCGTAATCATCCGCGAATGAATATTCGCCTATTGCTTCGAATTGGGATAACTTATTCAAGCCAACATATCGAACGGCATCAATCGCATGGTTTAGGATATCTTCCGGCGCATTCAATGAACGCCCTTCGCGATCCTTTGCCCATCTGTATTGTCTTAATTCCTTGATCAAATTTAGCGAATTCTTTGTGATTCTCAAATCATAACCCTGCAATCTGTCAATTGATGCCTTGATCGAATCCGGCCCCTTTCGGGCCGCCTCAACATAAAACCCGGCGTTTGTCAATTCGGCGATTGATTTGGGTTCCGCGGAATCAGCCACAATACACCTGGATGAATTCACGCCGTATTGTTTCAAATGGTTGACAATTTCCGAATTGGTTAATTTGGTTTGATACAACAATTCGTTGATGTAGATTTTCCCATCATATCGGAAAACCTCAACTAATGCCGTTGGATCGTTTGTAAAACCCCAATCCAGGCCGTATGCGATAAACTCCGATTCCGCCGGGATCCTTTCGCATTGTTGCCAATTTTGGAAAACAACTCCATCCAGGGAACCGATTTCACCCAGGCCATACACCCGGAACCAATTGCCCCAAAACGCTGAACCGGAATCCGCCTTTTCCTTTGCCTTCAGAATAAAGTTCAACGCCGATTCCGGGCATGCTTCATTGTCCTGGTAATTGATTATTATGAAATCAACATCCGGATCATTGATTAATTCATCATGAAACCAAAATGGGTTTGTCGGGTTCCAATCCAGGAAAACGCCCTGCTTTGTCCTGGATGCAAGTTCCGTATATGAATGAAATGTCATGTTGTTGCACTCATTCATGTAAAGCCAATCACGCCGCGCCCCTCTCAACTTCGCATCATTGTCCGCGCTGAAAAACTCGATTTGTGATCCGTTGGCAAAGTTATATTTGAAATCGGTTGCGTTCCATCGATCATCAAACCATCGGCCCGTTTCAAACATGATCTTTTTGAAATCTTTCATTGCCCCCCGTTTCAAATGTGGGATTGATTCCGCCACTATTGAAATTTCGCTGAATGGGTTTTTCGCTGCGATGTCAACCAGGATGGGGATTATTGCATAGGTTTTGCCTGCCGATGTTCCGCCCTGGATTCCGCGGATGAAACGCTTCATCTTCAGAATCTTGTTGATTGCCGTTGTTCGAACGAATGGCATTAAATTACTTGTTCATATGTTTGTTCAAAAATATCCGGTTTGCAAGGATAAAATTCACCTTTAATTCCTTTGATAATGTAATCGTTTGGCATTGCTTTATGATTTCCTTCAAGCGTTTCAATTATCAAACTAAACTTTGGCGAACCTTTACCGGCCAAATAAGCCGTTTCCGTTTCTAATTCTTGATGTAGTTTTTTTCCTACAAACTTTTCAATTTCTTCCCGGTTTAAATTATTATATTGAACCGCTTCGATAATAATTGGTTTTTTTCTAAATTTCATAATATCATTTTTTTGATGTTAACAATATGATCAAAACCATTTCGTTGATTCCAACAATATGGTTTTAGTTTGTAGCCAGGGCAGGATTCGAACCTGTACGTAGCAACTTAATTACAGGCTCTTTTCACGTTGCTACCGAGCCATGCGTGCGTCTACCAATTCCGCCACCTGGCTATTTTTAATTTTCCGGGAACAATGGTTGTTCGATTTTCAAATCCGTTTGGGTTTTTTCAACCAGGCCCAATTTTTTGGCAATGATGTTAGGATTAAACAATCCAACCGATGCCCCTTTGAAATTGTGAACAAAGCAGTTTTTCTGTATACGCGTTATGATGGTGGAATACGCTTCATAGGCTCCGCCTTTGTTCGATGCGTAATCCCCTAAATCGTTTATTACTTTTTTATCTGCCAAATAACATTCGAACCCTTCAAAGGTTATCGGCGTTTCCAATGGTGTATTTTCAACACGCCCATCTTTGCCGACATAATCAACTCTAAACATTGGGTTCGACCTTTCGAATAAAACATATTCCAAAAATAGTTCCCAAAGTTTTTCCGGTGTTTCGATGTACTTTTTTTTAACCGGCATTTTCGGATTTTGTTCCGCTTGCTTTTTTGGGTTTGCCATCAAGTTTGTTTTTGTTTTCGAATACGAATCGGATCATTTCGTTTACGCATGGTTGACATCCGCGGAATGAAAATTCGGATTGTGGATCAATCAGTTTTGAAAGTCGTTCGAATTCGAGCAATTCGGATTCGGATGGGTGAACATCAACGCCGGCGATGATTCGATCATAAAGGAAAGTTTGCGATAATACATCCATTTTGTTTATTTTTAAGTTTTACAAATCCATGTGTTTTTTTATTTCGATCCTGGCTTTTTTTATCGTTTTACAAATGCCCGAAAATTCGATGCCGGTAATGGCTTCAACCTTTCGGTATGATCCATGTTCTGCATAAAGTTCCAACATTTTTGCATCATACCAATACAACTTTTGTAAAGGTACAACAATAATTTCCTGGATCGGTTCATCTGCAATATCTGCAAATGATTCTAATGCCGTTTCCCGGCCTTGTAATTTCCGGAATGATGATCGTTCCCACCTTACCATGTTAACGAGCATTTTGGCCACGTATGCAACGAATTTGCCCCTTTCATACAAATCCAGGATATCGGTTTCCGGTTTCAACAACAATTCTGTGAACACATGTTGTTTGACATCATCGCGAATTTCCGCCGGTTGAATCCTGGCAAGACAATCACGAAGATCATCCGATCTGTATAATTGCTCAATTATTTCTTTTGCGTTCACTTTATAAAATTAATTCTTTTTTTATTCCAAATGCAAATACACCAAATACACAACGGGAAAAACAATATACATCGGCTGAAACATAGACCTGGTAAGGATATACACCAAAAACACCAAAAACACATACACACTTTCTTTCTCTCTTTTTATATGTCTTTATTTATAGTAAGTAAGTATATTTTTTATATCTTATAGAAATACAGTGTATATGGTGTATATCCTTTGTGGGCGCGGGTTTCAAATACACAAACGCGTGTATTTCGGTGTATTTGAACGTGTATTTCAACATAAAATAATATTATTTTTTAATTAAATAATTTATTTTTTTGTGTATTTACCATGCCCCAAACGATTGAACAATGATGCGAATTCTTTATTCCGGATGGATGTTTCGAATTTCCGTTCCGGCAAGTTGATGCGCTTGCATATTTCAATCGCATCTTTTTTGCTGAACTCATTCGGCAACGCCAAATAAAGATTGTTCATTTCAGTTGATAAACCGGTTTCCGCGTTTTCAAAAAGTTTACTGATCAGCCGGATTGTTGTTTCTGTGTAGTATTTGTAAAGCCGTTGCGATATGATTACAATGTCTTTTGTGATGATCGGTTCTGTTGGGTTTTGTAGTATTGCCACAACCTGGGTAAGCCTGGCAACATAATTCGACATCTTTGCATGTGTTCCCAAAATAAAACCCTCTAATCTGTTGGAAATCCGTTCGTTGGCTTCAGTTAATTGAACCTTATGATTATATCTGTAAAGTTCAACCGCTTCATCTGTAATGTGAATTTTTATCGGTTGCGCTTCGCCGGTGTTGTATCGCCTGGCATGATCATAAAGTTTGCCCAGGATGTTCACCCAATCGGAATGGATTTCCCGGCGTGAACTAAATGGATCGGATTCGATGTTCAATAATTTATAGTCGGATTCGCACATCAAAAACCTGGATGCGAATCCGGAATAAATTTTGTCTTTTGGGAAAATGTTGTGCAGGCGTTCCGTTTGCGTTCCCATCAAAAGATTGATGTTCATGTTTTTTACAACGCGTTCATTGTCGCGGTTGGCCCTGGATTGAACGTAACGGCCCCCATTGAATGCCTGGGTTAAAAATGAAATGGAATTGTTGTTCGACTTGTATGCGCCGGCGTTCATGATGTCCTCGGCTTCATCGATGTATATTCCAATCCCATTGGGTTGATCAACACAAAGTGAAATGTAACCCTCGATTGTTCCATCCTTTAAAAATGGAATGATGCGCCTGGGTTTCAATTCAAAGAAATGTTCTTTGTTTTTCATGGCCTTTGCTTTCCTTTCCTCCCATTTCTTTACTGCGTGATCATGATCGGAATCGGATTCATCCAGGATGGCCTTCATTGGATTTTGGCACATGACCTCATATGCCGGTGATTTTCCAACAGACATGGGCGCAACCAGGAAACAAAACAGAATGTTTTTTGCGCCTCCGATTTCTGAAACATAACCGGAACCGGCCAGGGATGATATTGTCCACAATCCGGCGGTTGCCAAAAATTCCGGCGACATGGAACGTTCCCCGGCCACCTGGAACAATGATTCGCGAATGTGTTCCGGGAATATCTCGAAAGGAAATTTTATTTCATTGCTTTGCTTTATTCCGATGTAATTCAAAACGGCGTTCCAATCACGTTTTAAATGATAGTACAAAATAAATGATGGCGGCAATGACCATATTTCAAAATCATCTTTGGTATGCCAATTCGGGAAATTCAGCATTGATGCCGAAAATATCAAAACGCGTTTCGACCTGGGATAAACCTTTGCCGAAATGCCATTCGATTCAGATCCTTTGCGCCGGTATGCAATGAACCTATCTTTTTTGCTATAACGGAAATTTTTGATAGGGATCAAATCGATTGTTTCCAAAAGGATTTCGAATGATTCATCCGATATTTCATTATCATATTTGGCCAACTCAATTTCAAAACCTTTCGGATAATTGACGGCCTTTTGATTCGGATCAAAATCCGGTTTGTATTCATTGAAATATTGTGAAACTCCGATTAAGTAATTATACTCATTGTCATTCAGTATTTCCACATCATTCATCGATTGATGAACTTCAACATAGTTAGGCGTTGGATATGTGTATATCAAAGGGCCGTTGCAATACAATGCGATAACTTCGCGCCCCTCCTGGGATTGTGCCAGGTTCATTTTTTTTGGCAATTTATCATATCTCAAAAAGACATGATATCCGTTGCTCCGCGTTCGTTCGATGAATAGTTTTCCCAATAGGTCGGGCGCATCATTGTTCACGATGTTCATCCATTCATCAAAGATTTTTTTGTTGTCTGTATTTTTCAAATCAAAATCCAGGGCCGCCCATCCGTTACCGGTTACGATCTGCAACGCGTTATCTGTTGGCAACAACTCAAACTTTGTTTCCGGATTGCTCCAACCTTCCTTTTGATATTTCGGAACGTTGTTTTCAATATCCCATTGGAACGGGATCGCGCGCAATCCCAATTCCAGGTAATCATTGTAAATGTGTTTTAACATGGGATATTCGATTTGAATGGTTCACGTTTGCTTAATTCATCACATAACACATCGGCTTCATGCCAATCCGCCGCAATACCTACCAATCTATATTGGTGATCTTGTTTTAATCTTGTTACATGCCAATTTGATTTGATGTATTCCGTCATTGTTTCAATGTGAAATCCGCCTTGCTCGAAAGAAAATAAAATTGCAATCATAAAGATAAAAAAACCTTTACGGGTTCAGGCGTGCAGGCCATCCCCCATAAAGGTTGAAAATG